GGTGGTACATCAGGCTTGACTGCCACATCACTTAGGTCAGCAGACCTAGTTTAAACAGAATCCCCACCCTGACCGACCAGCCCAGGGGGGCGTAGAAGTCTGGTAGCAATAGCCGAACATGCTTCCCCGAGCGTGTGCGTGGATTGCGAATACAACGAAAGGGAGATAGGTAGATGGCTACCAACTATACATACGATGACGAAGATGACGACACCTCAACAGATGTTGTCGCTCAACTCCGCAAAGTAAATCGTGCGCTGGAAAAGCGTGCGAAGGAACTAGAACAGGAGTTGTCAGGTCTGAAAACACAGACTCGTCAGCGTACTGTCAAGGAAGTGCTACAGGCTAAGGGACTCAACCCAAAGATTGCAGCGTTCATCCCACAAGATATTGATGCTTCTGAGGAAGCAATTAACCAGTGGGTTAATGAATACGGCGATGTCTTTGGTGCACCAGCCCAAGAGCAGGAAGAAGCCAAGCCCGCAGCGGATGTCAGCGCTCACACAAGAATCAACAATGTCGTGGCAACAGGTCAACCACCATCAGTGGATGAAGATGCCATGGCTAAGGTTCTTGGAGCAAAAACCCGCGAGGACTTAGACGCACTCCTTGGTCTTTAACCGTTAAACATCAACCAATCACCAGGAGGTGAACACATGGCAAATGCATATACCGACACATCGGCTATTGCTGGTCTAGTCAAGACCGCGTATGACCGTTATGTTGAGTTTGCACTCCGCGCTACGCCGATGATTCGCGCAGTTGCGGACAAGAAGCCAGCACAGCAGGCTATGCCTGGTTCAAGCGTTGTATTCTCGCTTTACAATGACTTGGCTGCTGCTACTTCAACCCTCGCTGAGACAACTGACCCAGATGCAGTTGCACTACCAGATGTCTCCACCGTTTCCGTTACTCTCAATGAGTATGGCAACGCAGCGCTCGCAACTCGTAAACTCGAGTTGTTCTCGCTCTCCGATGTTGACCCTGCAATCGCAGACATCATCGCCTTCAACATGGCTGACTCCCTCGATACTGTCGCACAGACCGTACTCGTTGGTGGCTCCAATGTTGCATACGCAGGCGCTACAGCAACCAGCACCGTTACGGTCACTGCTGCAGCAACCATTGACTCAGCAGACATCCGCAAGGTTGTTGCTAAGTTGCGTTCCAACAAGGCTGTCCCACGCATGGGTAGCCTCTACTGGGTTGGTATTCACCCAGAGGTATCACACGACCTTCGTGCAGAGTCAGGCTCTGTCGGATGGCGCGATACCCACGCTCACACCGATGCATCCCTTGGCAACCTCTTCGCAGGTACCATCGGAACATACGAGGGTGCTTTCTTCGTAGAGAACCCACGCATGTACTCGGCTAAGGATGGCGCAGACCAGTCCACACTTGCTACCACACAGGTAACTGTTGCTGGTACCTCGGCTGGCTTCACTGTCGGTGTCGCTTCTTCTTCTGTTATCGCACAGCGTGCAGAGGTTGGCGACAAGATTGCAGGAACTAACCTCGCCTCTGGCGCGAAGATTGCTGCAATCAGCACAAGTGGTGATACCACCACACTTACGCTCTCTGCTGCCAACACTGGCGCAGTCAGCGCTACAACTGTCTTGACAGTTACACCTGTAACTCGTGTATTCCGCACCATCGTTGCTGGAAAGCAAGCGCTGGCTGAGGCTGTTGCACAAGAGCCAGGTGTGGTCATCGGACCAGTCACTGACAAGTTGATGCGTTTCCGACCAATCGGTTGGTACGGTGTCCTTGGATGGAACCGTTACCGTGAGGCTGCTCTCTACCGCATTGAGTCAGGTTCGTCAATCGCTGCTCTCTAGCAGTTAGGTGTTGTGGGGGCTATCAGATAGTGGGTAGCCCTCATAACCCAGAATAAGGATGATATGGCAAATTACTATTTCACAACCCCTACCGTAGAAGAGACACCCGCGGGCTACGGACCCTTATTCGACAGATACCCAATCAACCGCGGTGTATCAGTATTGCGTATAAACGGCATCTATTCCTCATACCGCTATCCATCGCAGACTGAGATTGCAACAGCAGAAGAGTTTTATTTGGGTGGAACAAGCACCCTCATTAGCCAAGCCACAGCCGATGCGCTGACCGCACAAGGATACGGAGCGTACATAACATCAGCATGAACCTACATCAGATTCAGAAACACCCAGAATATGTAGAGGGTTGCTTTGGCTGCAAAGTTGGCACATTGGTTATGAACCCAGGAGAAGCCAACTCCAACCTATCAATGTCCTCTAAGAAGTGGGACAAGGAGTTGCAGGCTTACCGAGATGCCCGAGCGCAGGGCATACAGCCCGCAGGTACCAGCATGAAGCAGGTACGAGATGCGGTAGAGATTTCAAACAAAACTGGAAAGGCATATCAAGCAGGATAGGGAGAGGAAAATGGCTGCTAAGAAGAAGCCTGTTCGCAAGAAGGCTGTTGCAAAGAAAGCCGTTGCGAAGAAAGCACAGGTGGAGACAGTCAAGGATGAGTCATACTCAGAACTTGAGATGTACTGCATCTGGCTTAACGAATACTACAACTCCCTAATCAAGGCTGGATTTAAGTACGACATAGCCTTAAGCCTTCTGATGGATAAAGAGTCCTACCCAAGTTGGGTACAGTACAAGGCTCCAACCCAATCAGATTTAGACAAGTATCTGGACGAGGATGATGATGACCTATGGGATTCATAATTCCTGAACCAATGTGGGGACTGCCCTCTCCCACCATCCAAGACGAGGACATCTATGAAGAAGAGGAAGATGAATAATGTGCATTGAGTGCAACTGCTTCGGAACAGTAAGTCCTTATGGCGTTGCGGGAAGAGCGATGGGTTCTGAACCAGCACCCGCTAATCCAGCACTGTACAACAAGCCAATCCAGCGCATTGGTGAGACACCTCATGGCATGAAGCCTGAGATGAACGATGACTACGATTCGGATGGTATGTAATGAGAGGCAAAGCCAAGGTCGGTAAGGTTATGGGCGAGTACAAGCGCGGAACCCTAAAGTCAAGTTCTGGTTCCAAGGTAACTTCCCGCAAGCAGGCAGTAGCCATCGCCATGAGCGAGGCTAAGATGTCAAAGCCCAAGAAGGCAAAGGCTAAGAAGCGTGGCAAGTAAGAAAGACCCACGCCTAGCCAGGGCAGGAGTATCTGGCTACAACAAGCCAAAGCGCACACCAAACCACCCCACCAAGTCGCATGTTGTTGTGGCTAAGTCGGGAAGCGAAGTCAAGACCATTCGGTTTGGTCAACAGGGAGTAACAGGAGATAGGAAGCCTACAAAGCGACAGGCATCCTTCAAGGCTCGCCATGCTAAGAACATCGCCAAGGGCAAGATGAGCGCAGCATATTGGGCAGACAAGGTGAAGTGGTGAGAAAGAAAGCATTTTGGGACAAGAAGAATCCCAACAAGAAGTCCAAGCCCTTGACCCCTTCACAGAAGGCTCAGGCTAAGGCTCGAGCACGGAGGGCTGGTCGCCCCTATCCCAATCTTGTGGATAACGCAGCAGTCAGGAGAAAGGCTAAGTAATGGCACAGGGAGTCGCAGGAAGCACGCTTACGGCGGAGATGAACCGTTTAGCCAACGGTGGAACTTACCCCGCTATGACAGCCTTTCAAGCCCTCGTAGGGGCTGCTAATACCTGGGCTGGTACTTCTGGCAAGGCTCTCATGGGTGCCCTCAACTACAAGGCAGACCCAACCAGGCAGCCAGATGACTTCCTTGGTTTAAACGCAGTCTGCAACGAAATCGCTGGAACTACTGGGTTGTCCGCCGTGGATGCCCTAAGGAGCATTGACCTATGAGCAGTTTTGGACAACTGGCTGACCGCGTTGAATCGGTCCTCCATGGCTACACGGAGAACTCAGAGCCAACCACCTGGATTACCGCTGCTATTACCACGGCTACCACAACCACCTTCTCGGTCTATGACTCCTCGGTTCTTGGGCGTGGCTATGCTCAAATTGGCGATGAGATGTTCTTCATCAACAACACCGACAATGTGAACAACCAACTTGTCCTTCCGCCATGGGGTAGAGGTCAGCGCAATACCACGGCTACCACCCATGCAATCAACACCAAGGTTGTCGGAAGCCCTATCTTCCCACGGCAAGAGATTAAGAACGCCATCAACAACACCCTTGATGCGATGTATCCATCAGTCTTTGCAGTAGGTTCCTACGAGTTGCCATTCGTGGCAGCCAGGACTACCTATGCCCTGCCATCAGATTTCCAAGATGTCCTTAGCGTAAGTTACTCAACAGTAGGTCCAACAAAAGAGTGGATGCCAGTGCGTGCTTACACCATTGACAGGACCGCAGAGACGGATGAGTTCTCAACGGGCAAGACCATCAGCGTTTACGCTGGCATTGTCCCAGGGCAAACCATCCATGTGACTTACTCCAAGCGCCCAACCTTGCTGGTTAATAACAGCGATGACTATGCAACCGTATCTGGTATGCCGTCCTACTCAGAGGATGTTGTCATCTACGGCGCTGCCTTCCGCATGATTTCCTTCCTTGACCCTTCACGCCTTGGTCCGCAGTCTGCTATGGCAGATGCGCTTGATGGCGTGCGTCCCGCAGGTTCTGGACAGAACGCTTCCAGATTCTTGTATAACATATACCAGCAGCGTTTAAACGAAGTGGCGAGCAATCAACGCCGTCAATACCCCATCCGTTCCCACTACCAGAGATAGGTAAAACATGGCAGCAGGCGACCCAGGCTCACCAGCGCGGTATTTCTCCTCAACCGCAGTAGAAACCGCCCTCCAATCATCCATCCCCGCACAATCTCAGGGACAGTCGAACACCTCGTTCATCGTAGGCTCTGTTAGCGGTTTCCCAACCAACTACCCATTCACGCTTATCGTTGACCCAGATACTTCTAAAGAAGAAGTTGTCACAGTCACCGCTGCTACTGGCACCACACTCACAGTAACCCGTGGCTCTGACAGCACGCAGGCTGTTGCTCACTCTGCAGGTGCGGTGGTCAGGCACGGTGTCTCTGGTCGAGACTTCCGTGAATCTCAAAACCATATCGCAGCCCGTGGCTATGACATAGATGAAGCCATCCTTACGGCTGCTGGACAAACACATGTCCACGGTATTGGCGCAGGAGATGGTGCCATCGTTGGTACCACTGCGACCCAGACTTTGACAAACAAGACTATTGATGGTGGTACTCTCCTGGGTAGCATCACAGCAACAGGTGCTGAGTTACAAAATATCACGCTTGCTGGAACTCCAGTTATTACTGGTCTATCTAGCGCAGGCATGATTAACTCATCTGCAGCGCCAAAGTCTTATGTAGATGCAATCCTTGGTGACGCAGAATCTGCAGCCACCTCTGCTGCCTCTGCTGCAGTAAGCGCTACATCGGCTGCAACGAGCGCTACCAGCGCAGCCAACTCTGCATCGGCTGCTTCCACATCAGCAACATCTGCTTCCAATAGCGCAAGTGCTGCTGCTACAAGTGCTACCTCAGCATCTTCCAGTGCTACCGCTGCTGCAACCAGCGCAACCAGTGCTGCTTCTAGCGCAACCGCTGCAGCATCAAGTGCTGCTGAGGCTGCTGCAAGTGTGGCAACTATTGCTGGTTATGCAACTAGCGCAGACAACTCAGCAACCGCTGCTGCTACTTCCGCAGCCAGTGCTGCTGCATCTGCAACTGCTGCAGCCACGAGCGCTGCAAGTGCTGCTGCAAGTGCAACGGCTGCTGCTACCTCAGCAACATCTGCTGACTTGTCATATCAATCAACATTGGGTCAGGCTGGTACAGGTCTGGTCCGAGACATGGGTTCGATTACCACGGCTGATACCAGCACGGGTCCTTATGTCTCTATCTCAACTTTGACAGACAATGCAACTGCTGCAGCGAGTGCTGCTGCAACAAGCGCAACAAGCGCATCATCGTCTGCCACTGCTGCTGCAACCTCGGCTACAAGCGCTGATGCTTCCGCCACGGCTGCAGCAACATCCGCTACATCGGCAGCATCATCTGCTACCGCTGCAGCAACCAGTGCAGCATCCGCTGCAGCCAGCGCCTCCGAAGCAGCGAGTTACATACCCGCAATCACTGCTGGAGTATCTGGTTATTTCTTAGGCAATAACGGTACATCCGCCTTGTGGGTAAGCATTTCAGATTGGGGAACAATCGTATGAGTTTCGCATTTCAACGCCGTAGGGGTACAACCACACAGCACTCGTCCTTTACTGGTCTGCTTGCTGAACTTACGGTTGATACCGACAAAGATACAGTCGTGGTTCACGATGGGTCCACCGCAGGTGGCTTCCCTCTTGCCAAGCAGCGCAACACAGTGGCAACGACTTCTGGTACCACTTACACCCTAGCAGTAACAGATGCTGATGGTGTAGTTACCACAACAAGCACATCGGCAGTTACCGTCACTATCGCAGACAATGTATTCGCTGCAGGTGACAGGATTGCTGTTGTCCAAAAGGGTGCTGGTCAAGTCACCTTTGCTGCTGGCTCAGGAGTAACCATTGTCTCTAATGGTGCTACTGCTGCTGCCCCTGCTATCCGAGCACAATACTCGGCAGCACAAGTAATCGCAGAATCCGCTTCGTCATTCATCATCGTAGGAGATATTGTCTAATGCCTCTATTCCCTGGAATCTTTGCATCGGCTATCAGCGGACATCTCACACCAGCCGATGCAGGGTCATACTATCCATTGGGTGAGTTCACGCTATCCGCTGCTCAGGCTAATGTGGAGTTCACCAACATTCCGCAAACCTATACGCATCTTCAAATTAGAGGAATTGTTAGAGGAACAGAAGCAGTCCAAACGAGAGTCGGTTTTTATGTTCAGTTTAATTCTGATACAGGAACAAATTACTCTCGTCACAATTTGATTGCAGATGGTGGTGGTACAGCAGAATCTAATGCCAGCACTTCTCAAGTTTCTATGTTTGGAGCATCTTGGATGACCCCAAGCGCTCTTGCTTTATCGAATGTTTATGCTGGTTTTGTATGTGATGTATTAGACTATCGCAACACGAATAAATATAAAACAGGAAGAATGTTAATTGGTTTTGATAACAATGGAACAACTGGTTCTACTGGAAGAGTAGGACTAGATTCTGGTGTATGGATGAACACAAACGCAATAACTAGCATAAAAATAATTCCGACTGCTAACAACTGGGCAGCCAACAGTTCCTTTGCTTTGTATGGGGTGAACGCATAATGTCAACATATACACCGATAGCCACACAGACTCTTTCTACCGCTGCTGCTTCTGTTACCTTTAGTGGTATTCCGCAAACCTATACTGATTTGATTTTGGTAACAAATGTAAAATGTGTTGGCGCAGATTCTAATATGCGAGCAACATTTAATGGCGACACTGGAAATAACTACTCAACTACATATTTAGATGGCGATGGTTCTACCGCAACATCTAGCAGAACTACAAACCAGGCAGTAGCAACTATTGGATATGTAGATACATCTGATGTCAGCACAAACATTATTCAACTACAAAGTTACAGTTCTGATAATGTAAATAAAACAGTTCTAGTTCGTGCTGCTTCTGCGGTAAGAGGACTTTCTTCTGCCATTGTAAATCTTTGGCGAGATACCGATGCTATCAATTCAATAACATTGGATTGTTATGGAGGAGGTTCTGCTCGTAATTTTGAATCAGGCTCCACCTTCACCCTCTACGGCATCGGCTCTGGCTCACCGAAGGCATTTGGTGGGGATGAAGTACGCACAGATGGAACCTACTGGTATCACATCTACCGCTCCTCTGGCATCTTTGCTCCAATGCAAAACCTGTCCTGTGACTATGTAGTCGTAGCAGGAGGTGGTGGTGGAGCAGCGGGCGGTTCTGGTGCTGGTGGCTTCTTGACATCTATTGGCGGTTCTCCACTTTCACTAACGGCAGGTTCTAATCAAACAGTAACTATTGGCGGTGGTGGTACTGGATTGATTCCTTCGTATAACGGAACTACCGGAAGAACTGCGGGGTCTAATTCAGTTTTTGCGACTATTACGGCAATCGGTGGTGGACCTGGGGGCGGTGCTGTTGCTGATGGTGGTGGCGGTATTCCAAGTGCTACATTACTTGGCGGTTCTGGTGGTGGTGCTACTTATTCATCTGGACAAGGAAATTATGGTCTTGGAACTGCTGGACAAGGTAATAACGGCGGACAGGATTTATATGATAATCCACCATATTCGGGCGCAGGTGGTGGTGGTGCTGGTGCCGTAGGACAAAACAACCAAAGCGATTCTGTTGCTGGTAATGGCGGTATTGGTTTATACAATGTCATTACTGACGGCGCATTGGCTGGAGAACTTTCTGGCGGTCACTATTATTTAGCAGGTGGTGGTGGTGGTGGCATTTATGGTAAAGCGGGTGGCGGAACTGGTGGAACTGGTGGATTAGGTGGCGGTGGTAATGGCTCTAATGGTTCATCTGGAAGCGCGGTTGGCGAAAATGGAGACGCTAATACTGGTGGTGGGGCGGGAGGTTCTTCTGCCGATGCAACAGGAAGAGCGGGCGGAAGCGGTATCGTGATTGTGAGGTATGCAGTCTAATGGCACTCAATGGCACAATGGAACTGATAGAGACTGTCACTGTACCAAGTGGCGGTCAGGCAGCAATCGAGTTCTTGAATATCCCGCAGACCTATACGGACTTGGTAATCAGGGCTTCACTCAGAAGTGATAGAGCAAGTAATCAGGACAATGTTGGCTTGAATATCAACGGAAGTTCTGCTAATAGAACTTGGAGAAGGCTGAGAGGTTCTGGCTCTGCTGCCTCTTCAAGCAACGGAACAACCAATGAAATTGGTTTTATTGATGGCAATACTGCTACTGCCAGCACCTTCGGCAATTTAGAAATCTTAATCCCTAACTACGCTGGCTCGACCAATAAGTCTATAAGCGCAGATTCGGTTGATGAGAACAACGCTACGGCAGCCAACCAAACTATGTATGCCTCTTTATGGTCACAGACTGCTGCCATAACATCTTTAGAGTTGGTTCCTCTTGTCGGTACTGAATTCGTAGAGTTCTCCACAGCCACCTTGTATGGCATCTCCAAAGTGCCTGCTATTGCTAAGGCTTATGGCGGAGATATTACCTATGACAACAGTTATGTGTACCACACATTTCCATATTCTGGAACCTTCACACCGTTGCAGAATCTAACCGTTGACTACTTGGTAGTAGCAGGTGGCGGTGGTGCTGCTGGGTATAACGCAGGTGGAGCAGGCGCTGGTGGTTTGCGTTCTACAGTCACTGCAACTGGCGGTGGAGGCTCCCTTGAGTCAGCACTTTCTTTGACTTCTGGAACTAACTATACTGTCACTGTTGGTGCTGGTGGTGCAGGTGGTAACGCAAGTACAACAAGCGTCGGAAACAATGGTAGCAACTCAGTTTTCTCAACTATTACCTCTATTGGTGGAGGAAAAACTGAACAAAACCAAAATGGTTCCTCTGGTGGCTCTGGCGGTGGCGGATATGGTGCAACGGGCACTTCCAAAACTGGTGGTGCTGGAACGGCAAATCAAGGCTATGCAGGCGGAAATAACTTTACGAGTCCTAACTATTCCGCAGGCGGTGGTGGCGGTGCTGGCGCTGTTGGCGGTAATGGAACAAGTACGACTTCTGGTTCAGGCGGTAATGGTGTAGCCGTATCAATCACTGGAACTTCAGTTACCTATGCAGGTGGTGGTGGTGGTGGCTATACGGTTGATACAGCGCTAAGGGGTCTTGGAGGTACTGGCGGTGGCGGTGATGGTGGAGCCTCAGGTAACCCTGGCTCTGCAGGTACTGCTAACACTGGGGGTGGCGGTGGAGGTGGCGCACACCTTCAAGCAGGCGGTAATGGTGGCTCAGGAATCGTAATCGTAAGGTATGCAAAGTAAAGGATAACAATGGCACATTTCGCAGAGATAGATGAGAATAAGGTAGTAACACAGGTGCTTGTTGTTCCTGATGAACAAGAGCATCGCGGTCAGGATTACCTGGCTGTTGACCTCGGACTGGGTGGTACTTGGATTCAGACCTCGTACAACCACCGCATCCGTAAACAATATGCTGGCATCGGTTATACCTATGACGAAGCAGCAGATGTATTCGTGGCTCCTCAACCATTTCCATCGTGGACACTAGATGAGAACCACGACTGGCAGGCACCTAAGCCACGCCCTGAAGATGGCTTGATGTATTCCTGGAACGAAGAGACTCTTGATTGGGAGGCAGTAGTTTATGAGTGAAGTATTGACCAAGATTGTAGTGGACTGCAAGACAGGCAAGCAGACGATTCTGCCCCTTACCCCTGCAGAGATTGCACAGCGTGACCAAGATGCTGCAGCAGCAGCCGAGGCACAGGCTTTGCGTGAGGCAGAGGAAGCAGCAAAGGCTGCGTCTAAACAGTCAGCACAAGAGAAGTTAAAGGAACTCGGTCTTACCGACTCTGAAATCGCAGCCATTACAGGCATCTGATGCTCTATGAGTTTCAAGAGTGCCAGCGCACGATTGATGACCATTTAGACGACCTCGAAGCAATACAAGTATTTAAACGGGAGAAGCATGGCAAGCAGCAGCAGAGCACCTGATATTTCAGAACGCGTAGTCCTCGACCTATCGGGTCGTGCCTCTGCGTACTATGACCCCAATACCTATAAGTACGATGTCGCTATCGGAACCCTGCCGTTCATCTATGCCATTACGGATAACACCCCTTACCGTAGGCAGACGGCAGAGTTTCGTACCCAACGCTTTGATAACTCGCGTGACCCAGGTGAGCAGTCGCTCTCAGGTTCTGGTTACTGGATTAGAAGCCAGTCATCGTTTCACCTTGGCGCAGGCGCAGAGTTCCAAGAGCCTATCGTTGGCACACCAGAAGAAATCCGCTTCCGCTATTTGGACAGCACTGGTATTGATATATGGACACCAGGCAAGTTCTCTTTGCTTCGCTCCACAACCTTGCAAGAAGGCTCAGCCTCCCGTGCTGGCGTATTCTCAACTACCATCGCTGGAGTTGATTACCTCATCAAGGTAACAGGTGCATCAACGGAAACCATCCGAGTCCTTCGCATCCGTATTTCTGACGGAGCAGAGACAACCATCATTAACAACTCCCAGATTACCGAGGAGATTCTCTACGGTGCCATGGGTGGTAATGACTTGATGCTTGTCACCCCAACGAAGGTATGGCGCTACTCCTTTGACGATGCGGTACCTGCCTTGCACCAAGACTACGCAATCAACACTGCCAATGCTGCATCAGCAAACATCGGCTATGTCAAGCAACGCTTTATCCTTGCCTACTCTGATGTCAATAAGAGTACATTTGTATATGAACTGCCTATCAACACAGGCTCAACAATTAACCTGAGCACACTTACTGCGGTCAATGGCTCAACCACACTGCCTCGTGGCTTTTCTTTCACAGCAGTCACTGAGTCCAGCGGTGCTATCTATGTGGGTGGTTACTCAGGCGACCAAGGCTTAGCATTTAAGATTACCGTGGATACCTCAGGTGTCCTTAGCACCATGGTGACAGTGCTCATTCTCCCTCGAGGAGAAATCCTTACAGCCCTCTATGGCTACCTTGGAACCTTTGTTATGGTAGGAACGAGCCAAGGCGTGCGTGTTGCCATCTCTGATGATAACGCAAACCTATCCTACGGACCGCTTATCTTTGAAACAACCTCACCTGTCTATGCTTTCACTGCTCGCAACGAATATGTCTGGGCTGGAGTTGCTGGTGAGATTGGTGGCTACTCAGGACTCATTCGCTTTAACCTTGGCTCACCTCTATCAACAGGTGGCTATGCCTACGCCAAGGACATCTATGCCGTTGAAACAACGGGCGCAGTATGGTCCGTGGCTACCCTCCCAGATGGGCGCAAGGCTTTTACCGTGGCTGATTCAGGGCTATGGATTGAGGATGAAGAGGACCTTGTAGAGTCTGGTCAGATTACTACAGGCATCATTCGCTTTGATACCTTCGAGAACAAAGCGTGGAAGAGAATCAGACTGCGCTTTGACGGTGCACTCGGTGGCGCTGTAGATATGTTTAGGACGGTGGATGGTGTCAATTCGATTATCCAAACAGTGCAAGAAGGCACAACCCAACAGTTCGACTACGACCTCGCGGTTGCTTTCAGTGATGTCAGCGCTGAGGCACAATTCACATTCCGCCTTAATCGTAGTATTGAGGATACTACAGTTGGCGCTGTACTTCTCGGGTATTCTGTTAAGGCTCTTCCTACTCCTACCCGTGCTCGTGTGCTACAGATTCCTATTTTCTGCTTTGATAAAGAGACTGACCGCAACCGTCAAATAATTGGATTCGAGGGCTATGCCCTTGCACGAGTCCAGGCTCTCGAACAACTCGAAGCACAGGGAGAATCCCTCATCATTCAAGACTTTACTGCTGGTGGCGAACCCACCGAAGCAGTGGTGGAGCAGGTGACCTTCACCCGCACCTCGCCACCTAACGCTGGCTTCTCTGGCTACGGTGGAATCATTCAAGTAATCGCTCGTACTGTCGTTTAAACATAAAGGGAATACCGCAAATGTCACCTGCTGATTGGGCTGGATTAGCCGTTGCAATAACCACCATATTCGGAGCGCATGCTGCGCTAGTCAAGTTTTTGACCAAGCATTACCTGTCAGAACTTAAGCCCAACGGTGGGAATAGTATGAAAGATAAAATCAATCACCTTGAGGACAAGGTGGACATGTTGACCGAACTTGTCAAAGAAGTATTAAGGAAGTGATGCACGATGAAACCCCTTGCCAAAGTTGCCAGCCCTGCTGCATTAGCCGTGCTACGCCAAGCGACTGCGATTGCACCTCTGCGCAAGAAGGCATCAGACGGGTTGCTCCCTTCCACTGCTCATTTGCGACTAAATCCTAACTCCGACCATAACACGGGACTTGCGGTAGATTTAACCCATGACCCAAAAAACGGAATTGACTGTCAAGACATCTTTGAGAAGTTCAAAGACGATGACAGAGTTGAGTACCTCATCTTCAATAAAAAGATTTGGTCAAGGAAATACGCCAAGCAAGGTAACAGAAAGTACACGGGTAGTAATCCGCATACAAAGCACCTCCATGTCTCCATCAGAGAGGACAAGGCTAATGACACAAGCCCTTGGTTCTGGTGGATTGATGAACCTAAACTTGTGAATCAGGTGGTGGCTGGATTCAGCACACCTCGTAGGAAGAAGCCTGCAAAGGTGGAGCCTACACCTGCTCACAATTCCCCAACAGAAAGGAAATCGAATGGAACAACTAAAGCAAGTAGCGCTAACTTGGTTTCGTGCTGCTGCTGCTGCTGCAATCGCGCTGTACCTTGCAGGAGAAACTGACCTCAAGGTTATAGGAACGGCTGCACTGGCTGGCTTCCTTGGTCCAGTCCTTAAGTGGCTAGACCCATCTGCTCCAGAGTTCGGCAGAGTACGATAACTCCCGTTTAAACAGTAAAAGACCCCCGCTTCTCAAGAGAAATCTTGAAAGGCGGGGGCTTTTTTTTGTTTTCTTCCCCATGCTGACATCGTTTCCCCGCGGTGCCAGCAAGGAAATACTAACCCCTGTTATCGGTTTTGTAAAATCCTGAACCCTTAAAGTGGATGGCGGGTGCGTTCCATACTCGTTCCATGGATATGCCACAGCAGACAGGCTCACGGTCCTCGCCAAGTTCGCGGAACACTTCCTGGTGCCCATTACATATCAAGCATTTAAACTCATACATTGGCATAGTTATCATCAATCGGTGTCGGTGCGGTTAGCAGTGCGCCACACTCAAAGCACTCTGCATCGAGCAAATAAAATACAACTTCGCCTTCTTCAAATACACAAGCAACCTTCATTAAAGCAGAGCCACAAGGACACGCATGCGTAGGCAAGCCTCTATAATCAGGCTTATGCAGAGCCGTGGTATGCTTCGGCTTACGCCTTCGCATACACTTTACCCGTTCTCACGAACAGGATTATACTGAAAATCAACGCGAAATACATGGGTGTAATTTCTCGGCGTGTCGCAGGATAGAGGAGACATTGTGTAGTAAACTCCTCTATTGAAAGGAAGCGATATGTCACTTGAAGAAAAGACTGGTAAGCCATACATCAGCCACAGCGCCATGTCAACATGGCTTAATTGCGGTTGGTCGTATTACCTTACCCGTATCCAGAATGTGCCTCAGAACCCATCCTACTGGCTTGTAGGGGGCAAAGCGGTGCATGAGGCTACTGAAATCTACGACACCACACTGCCTGACCTTCGCAGTTCATTTGACCCTACGGCAGTATTCACTGCCCGATGGAATGTGAACTTTGAGAAGGACAACAATGGCATGCCATTCCGCGCAGGCGGTAGGGCAAGCAAGGCGTATCCCAATAAGGAAGATGCTTCTTGGTGGCTAGACAATGGACCCAAGATGGTGGACTTCTGGATTCAATGGAGAGATGTCAGCGGGTATGTCCCTTACCAGACACCCACTGGCGAGGTTGCCATTGAGACAGAACTCAGTGCCGAGGTCGGGGGCGTGCCCATGCGGGGCTTTCTCGACAGGCTCATGGTTTCACCAGAAGGTGAACTCGTTGTCATAGATATCAAGACATCCACCAAAGCACCAGTAGCAAGCACCCAGTTGGGTACCTACGCCGTGCTCTGCGAGAAGTTGTGGGGTGTGCGCCCAACAAAGGGTGCGTACTTCATGGCTCGTACAGGAGAACTGACAGAGCCTAGTGACCTCTCACATTACACCGAGCCACGCTTGGCAAGCCAAGTTAAAGGCTTCAAGATTGCAGTTGATAACAATGTGTTCATCCCGCAACCAGGATTCCTGTGCGGTACATGTTCCGTCAACCACGCATGCTATGCCGTTAAAGGAAAAGACTCACATCTCTACCCCGAACTAGGAGAAAACAATGAGTGAAAACTCAGCCATCCAGATTAACTGGAAAACCAAGCGCGATGGAATGTTGATTAACCTCCGCGCTAATACAGCAGAGGAACTTGATGTTCTTCTTGATGGTATTACCCTTCGTCTCGCTACCTTGCTCGACCTTGAGCAGACCACCGAGAACATGGCAAATACCAACAAGGCAGTTGAGGTTATTACTCAAGCCTTCCCAGGTGCACAACCAGTACAACCTCCAGCGCCACCAGCGCACAACTACGCACCAACTCCACCGTCAGCACCATCGGGTGCACCTCAGTGCACATGCGGTGCAGGTG